CGCCGATCGCGTTCAGCGTCCATCCTTTAGCTGAGAAATACTTCCATACTTCATAAGCATTTCCTTGCATCTGCGATTCGCTCAGATAGTTATTGCTTATTGTCCAAGCCATCAGAACGCACCTTCTTTCGTTGTACCACCCATGAGGAAGCCTTTTCTGAAATCGAGATACGTTCCGTCAGAGAACACTGCACGTCCAGTCTTTCCTGCATAACCGTCTGGTCCGATTTTGTCAGTATCAAAATATATTTCATCACCAAATATTCTCATCAGCGTATGTGAATCTGTTGCATCTTCAAACGTTCCTCCGTATCGAACCACAATTGCATCTCCTGACCTTTCTATGAATATAGGATTGCTTTTATCTCTCTTGGAAAACATAATTGAACCGGATTTTATTTCTGTTCTTCTGTTCAATCCACCAACATTCTCACATACATAACTTCCAATAGCATAGACTCCATCCTTGTCAAGACGGACGATTTCTTTTCCGCTTGCATTCAGGACTCTTGCAATACCGTTTCCGTTATCCTCGCCTCCAAGCTCCAGTGTTCCGCCCTTGATTCGGTCAGCAAGCATCGTTCCGGCAACGATGAAATCTGCGAAGAATCCCTGTCCTGTTCCGAAGGTACTCCACTTCCAATCTCTTCCATCTGCTGTGCGCTCTGAAGCGATCTCGAATCCCAATGTTCCAAGACACATAGCACCAAACGTTTCAGACTTCGGATCAAGATCTTCAAAAAGAATTGCCCTTACCGTCTGCTTTTTTGCGACCGTAGACTGTGCTTTCATCTGAGCCTTAACGCCATTGATGATTCCTTGGATCTGCTGCCCGATCACAGTTCCATCTGAACGGATTGACTGGTCAACCCGGCTCATTACGGAAGAAACATTGTTCAGAAAATTGTATTGAAACTCTCCTAATTTCACAAATGTCAACTTGTTCCTAACCGCATCCCATTCCAACTCAATCACTCTTGCATCTGACTTAATTCCAAGTTTTGAGTGATTACAGTGCACGGTATCTCCTAGTGATACCATTTCCAGGCTTTTTACATCTTCGTATAGTTCTGTATTCTGCAGAAGCTCCATGTCTGCTTCAATGGTTACTTTCGGCTTATCCACACCTTCGTCATATTGTTCCTGGCATTTCTTTTTCAACGCTTCCTCTAGCTGTTTCTGCGTTTCACATATTGTCACTCCGTTCTCTTCGTCATCCTCCTGCGCATCTTCACGCATTTTCACATCCTCGAACTTCATTGTTCTGTAATGTATTGTCGGATATTTTTCAATCAGAGGTGAGTCCACCCACGGTGTGTCTCCCTCGATCATATATCCATTGTAAGATTTTGGAACAATCCTTGTAGCAACTTCACTCATGTCTACCATCTCTGAAAAGCCATCCTTAACTATGTTTTTTCCATACATCACCTGTACACCATAGTCTCCTCCTGCTTTTTCATTGATGATCACTTGATAATTATCATACAGGATTTCCCCGCCCCATCTGGAAACAAATGCATTATCATCACTTCCATTGATTGCCTCTATCAGGTTCATCGTCTGATAATAGGCTGTTGATACCTTCTTGATGTCCGATTTTGCCTGATATTGCGGAGTTTTCTCTGTCATAACGTCCAGAGCCTCCTGTCCACTTTTGTTTGTTGGTCTGACATCTACCAGGAAACAATCTTCTTTAGCATCCATAAAAATAGGAGTAAGTTCTGCACTTACCCCCGAATCTTTCTTTTCTTTGCTTCTTATCCGAAATAGTTGGATTCCATTAAAAGACGGCATTTTCACTACTGCATTTTCCTCAATGTACTTCCATCTTCCTTCTAGGTCAATCGGATGTTCTATATTCGCTGTCCATTCTCCATTGAGGATGACATGAATAATGGCTTCTTCCGGAAGCAGTGTCATATCTCCATTATGCCTATAATCTATATTATCCTGTCGGTATATCTGAATCATAAGCACCTCCAGTTTGGAATCACTTCCAGCTCGAATCCATCTGTGATTGCTATATCATTCATTCCTTCCTGTAGCACAAGATCGTCATAATCCCCAAATACCGCTGTATTGCTCA